GTAGGTTACGATGCCATTCCACCCAACTGGTGAGGCATCAAGGATGTACAGCAAATACGACGAGGCGCAGTTTCACTTGAGACTTCCGCATGAACTCCACGCGAAAATTAAGCAGCGTGCGAAGATGAATAACAGATCGCTGAACTCAGAGATAATTGCAGCGATTGAAGAATCGTTGGCTAAACAAAGCTCTGCATCCGTTTACATTGACGATGCAGAGCGTATGGCAGAACAACAATCTGATATGGTTAAGAAAATTGTCTTTGATACGCTCAAGGAGCTATATAAAAAAGACAGCAACTAACCATCCATTACGGAGGATTTCTGCAAAGAGATATGATGAATATTACATTCTACATATTTGGTTTTTGCACTTTCCTGGTGTTTGCAAAGCTATTCTGACAACGCATCAGACTTAGCCCCCTGCGTCAGAGCGTTAATTGCCTTTTGCGCTTGCTGCATGGCTTTCTCAAACGCTGTCGATCCGCGTGGGGTGTTTGCCATTCGGAGCATTGCATTTCTGAATGACTCGCTCTCATAGGCGCGAGCAAGAAGGCCGTAGCTTACTGCTGCGCCAGTTGTCGCCGGGTTCATTGCCGTCCCATATCCAATAATGAACGGGATGGTTTGCTGCCCTGTTGGTGTTGTTACTGCCGCTTTTGCAGCCTGCTGCGTGGATTGCAGGTAGTTTTTCAATCCCCTCAGGTAAGCAGCATCCTGCCCCTTAAATGTGATACCCGTTTGGTTTTGCAGGATGTTAAGCTGTCGAAGGAACTGGTCAGGGGATCCGCCAGATTTCTCCATCGCCTTTCCAATGATGCCATTGCGCATTTGCGCTCTTCCAACGCGACCAACTGAGTTATACAGCGTCTTAATTTCCGATTTGTTCTTGCTGAATAGCATGTTATTCACAACTTCCGGCGTCAGGTCGCCTTTCATGAGAACATTCTTCAGCCTGGTATTCTTTAGTTTCGCCGCTTCGTCAGCGTAGACGGCATTGGCCTGCTGATATTTACGAAGAGTATCGTTGCCAAGATTCTGACCAATGGCACCATTGATATCGTCGGTCATCGCCTTGTAAACACGTTGAATGGCGGCATCGGAACGGTTTGGTAACACTGGTCGCTCCCCCTTCACGTCCATTCTGAACTGGCTGCGCAGATCGCTTAATTGCTTCAAATCCAGATTAACCGGACCATCAGGGCCAGCATTGCGAACAAGCTCATCACGATATGACTGAAGTTTTGAAATTGTCTCGTTATCAGCTACCTTACCAAGCTTCTGCAGATTAGATATTTCTGTATCAATCTGCTGAATTGCTCGCGCAGGCTGAATGTTTACTCCAGCCATAGCATTCTGAACCTGCTCCAGTCGATTACCGGCGGCACGACGAATTCCTGATGTTTTCGCTTTAAGGCTGTCAATAACAACCGCTGGATCATACTCACCGAATTTATCGGCAAATCTCTGCACCAACTGGCTTCTCGCTTCCTGTTGCGTTGCTCTCATTCCGCTTGTGCCAGCCAGAGGGATATTTTCTGCTGTAGTCTGCGCCATTTTTCCGACGCGGGAAGTGGGTTGTAACAGGTCTGTGGTGTGCAGAGGAACTCCTTCACGCTCTGCAAATCTGATAGCTTGCTGCGCTTCTGGCGCAATAGCACCGCGAACGCCACGATAAGCAGCACCTAATCCACGTCCAGCAGCGTTAATAGCGCCGCCTGCCAGAACGCCAACACCTAAATCGGTAGCGAGTGCTTCCGCATCATCTTTCATACTGTTTGCAGCAAGTGATCCAACTGCGTTTTCTGCGAGAAGTCGAGTTGCCCCCTGAGCAATTCGACCAGCAAGTGTTGGTGCCTGTGCCGCCGCTCTCTCAACGCCAGCAGGAGTGAGGTAAGGCAATGCTTCAGCAAATACCCTTCCCTCTGTCGTTTGTGGAGTCAGCGCACCTTGCTGAAGGCCAAAGTCCTGCTCTAATCCCTGCGTTGTTACTCGTGGTGCTGGTTGATATGTACCATCGCCAATACCGAGTTTACCGCCAGCCCAAGCAGCCGCGCTTGTTACAGCATCGGCAACTGATGCAGGTATGTTTGCCACGTTCACGCCAGCCTGCACCAGTCCGCGACCAGTCTCTTTTACTGCTTCGCCAAGGTCAGACATAAATCCACTTTGCTGTGGTTGTTGCTGTGCTACTAGTTGCTGTGTCTCCACTTGCTGCACAGATGGCAATGGATAGGCAGCATAGAAAGCTTGCTTAGCCTGCTCTGCATTTTCTCCGGCTTGCGGGGCCACGACTTCATTGAAGTATTGCTCCTGAGCCTGCGCTTTTTGTTCTGGTGCTAACGCCTGATACTGTGGAGAGGCGATAACATCTTTCCATGCTTTAGCCATTAATCACCCCATAGTGAAGAAAAGTTACTGCTGGCTGCTGGCTGTGATACCTGTGTGGGTTGAGATTGCTGCCGCTGAGATTTACCAACATTAACGTTATATTGTTGGTTGTAATTGTTGGTGTATTCCTGAATCTCACGAATCGACTGCTGCATAGCCTCCGGGCTTGAATAGTCAACCTGCGGCATCCCCTGAAAATACATCTTCGCTTCTGCAACGGTGTTAATACCACTGGCACCCATGTCCCTTGCTGCCGCCACACCCTGATTCTGCATTCTGCCCTGAATACGTTGTGCTGAGTTATATAACTGGCGCTGCTCTTTTCCTGTTAATCGGCTGCGAACATCAGCACCAATTGCTGGATTACCTGCACCGCCTGTCATTCCTGTCATGAAATCGAGAGCAGAAGCGTCTGCATTTGCGATCGCGTCGATATCCTTCTTCATGGCATAGTTTTGTGCTGATGCAGACGATGTTGCAGGCGCTGCGATTGAACTGGCAGGAACGCGAACCATATTCCCCTCGTTGTCGATTCCTTCGTAGAACGCATTAGCCCCAGCGCCGTGAAGCTTCCCGCCTACCGTTACAGTTCTGCCATCTGATAACTGAACTGTACGCTCATCATTCCCAGCGATTCGTCTTGTTGACGCTCGCTGCATTGCCAAATCCTGACCTCGTCGCGCAGTAGAAGCAGATAAGTCCTGACCGCGCATCGTGATGTTCTGGCCTCGTGCTGTTAGCGCCTCGCCAGCCTGATTGCTGCGGATTGTCTCTGCCAGTTTGCCTCGGTCAATTTCACGACCAGCCATCTTGTCCTGAACATTGAAGTAGTCAATCGGGCCAAGAGCAGCCATCCCAAGGTGATCAACAAACTCACCAAATCCTGAAGGGTTCTGCCGATACATCTGAGCAACGCTGTTAGGGTCAACACCGACGCGAGTCAGTTCCTTGGCGTTGTTTTGCAGCCATGATTGCATTGCTTCTGGAGACGATGACGCAAGGCGTGCGCCAGCCGCTAAGGTGCCGATAGAATTACGCTGATCTTCATCAATGAATCCCATGCCTTTACGAACGGATTCAATCTGGTCTGGATATTGAGTAGCCAACTGACGCAAAGCACCGCGATCACCAGACGCATAAGCATTAGCGTACGCCTGCTGAAATTCTTTCTGCCGCTGAGCCTGCTTTTCCTGCTGAAACACCCCCGCAATACCTGAAAGGCCTTGCAAAGCAGTCAGCCCAACATTGTTAGCGCCTGAACGCTCAATATCATTGTTCTGCCTGATAAGCTGAAGCGTATTGCCGATGTCATTTACGCTCGGAGCGTTTGAGTTGACGCCGCCGATACCAGCCAACAATCCGCCATTTGATCCTTGCCAAGTAGCCATGATTACCCCTTAAAACAATGAGCCAAGCAGGCCAAGCCCGCCACCAATTGCGGCGCCTAATCCAGTACCAAGACCGGGAACAATAGAGCCAAGAGCGGCACCAGTCATAGCTCCTGAAGCTCCCCCGCTAATTGCTGTCTGAAGACCTGATGGTTTATTGGCATTAGCAGCGGCAAGAGCCGCGCTTTGCTGCGAAATCTGACTCATGTTGTTGGCATATGTCTGCCCGGCGTTTGCCTGACCTTGCAGTGCGCCAAGACCAATATTTGCCAGATTCTGGTAGTTGTTCATCTGACCAGACAGCCACTGCTGACCAAGCGTTGGTGCGATTGTTGCTAACTGATTACCGGTTGCAGTGGAACCCAATCCACCTGTTGCTTCTGCTGCAGCCAGACTCTGATAGCGAGCCTGACCAGCAAGATCTTTGTACTGCTGAGAGTTGTAATACTGATTAAGTGCCTGACCCTGTCCTTCTAAACTGGAAAGGTTCTGAAGCTGGTTAACATACTGCTCCGCAAGCGGCGTGAACTGAGCAAGGTTTTTCATGATCGTCTGCCACTGCTGATTTTGCAGGTCTGCGGCATACTTCTGAGCTTCTGCGGCATACTTTGCGCTTTTATCGGAGCCACCTTTCCCGCCTTTTTCAGGGCAATAAGGTTCCTCGCCGCGCAGTTTTCTGCCCAGCTTAAATGCATATAACATGGCTATCTCCCGTGATTCAGGAAGTCGATTAGTTCTTCGCGTGTTGCGCTGTAAAAAGTCACGTCATCCACGCCTTTGAAGTATTTCTTGATGGTTCCTACACGCTTAAGGCCAATCATTGCGCAGTACATCTGCCCGTGGCGGAATTTGCGTGCGGCGAACGATGTGACGCACTGAACGGTGGTGTTAGTCAGCATGTATCGCCAGAACGCCAGCCCGATTTCCTTGCTGAAGCCGCGAATCTCTGGCAGGTACATGGCGTGGCAATCGAATGTCAGCGGCTGAATCTCCTGATAGTAAACAATGCCGCCGAACTGCCCGTGCACGTTCACCTCAAAGTAACGGCATTCAGGTTTGTAGTCGTATCCATCACCGTTGTTGCTACCAGCGATAATGTCAGGGTGATTTCCGACTGCTTCGATCAGGTCGATGTTTCGCGTTGGTTTGAACTGAATCATCACTGCTCCGCGATTATCTTGATGGTTGTGGCAGTAAACGCCGCACCATTTGACTGAATGGTTAACGTACTGCCATTTGTGGCAAGAAAGCCGTCTTTATCCACGCTGAAGAACGTAGCTAACAGGATGTTATCGGTTGTTGTCGCCGCATTACGACTGCTGACCAACGTGTCAGGAACAGAGCCGGAAAATGTTAGCTGCATTGACCTGTTGGTGGTTCCGCTGGGCCACGTCCCGACAATAGACAGCTTGAAGAACAAGGTTTTGTTCTCGTTGAACACAACCATCTTGTTGTTAACGGTGTCGAAGAATGGTGCCAACGTGCCGGATGACGGCGTGAGCGTTTTCAGCAGGCTAACAAGGTTGGTCGGCGCTGTCGGGATGGTTACAGATACGCCAGAGTAAACAACCTCTGACTTCTTGCGAGTAGTGGCATACTCCAGAGCATCAATGCGCGTTTCATGGTCTGAAACCTGCGATTCCAGCGACTGAACTCTGGTATCAAGCGACGCAATATCGCTTTCATTCTGAGCGATTCGCGTTTCATGTTCCTGAAGAGTTGATTCTGCCTGGCTGATTCGCTCCTCATGATTAACAAGCGTTGCTTCCGCAGCAGAAATTCGCTGCTCATGGTCAGCGAGAATCACATCCTGCTCATCGTTCCTGACCTGTGCATCATAAGCGCCCTGTCCAGCCTCGTTGGCCTTGTTAGCCACGTTACCAACATCAGTGCCCTGTGCGATAACGTAAAGCAGATACGACTGCGAGAAGATATTGCGTGGAAGGACTGATGTGTCGAGCCGTGTAGCCTGAATGATTACCGGCACATTGAGATTCGAATCCGCCATTACTCAATCCTTATCTGAGCGCCAGACAGAGTGACAGGTGACTTCGTGATAACGCGCAATTTGAAACCAATGTTTTTCCTGATGCGCCCTACTTTCTTCCACAAAACGCGTTTGTCGTAAACGAACGGTTCATTCTGCTCAATCATCTGCTCACGACCGTAATTTATGCCGTCAGTGGTTGCAGAGAGGAACAGGCGGTCGGCGTACTGAGCTACGCCAGTGGATGATTCCACCTCCAGATCGAAGCATCTGGCGTTATCCGCTTTGAACAACGGAGTAAACAGCAGGTGTTCCTGTTGCTTGTCGTACTGGCTGCTGATATCGAACTGCAGTTTCCCGGTAACAGATTCCAGCTTATCGCCGCACGTTATCTGATTGCCTTCGTAAATGAAGTCGATAGCGCGGTACACATCGTCATACAAGCCAGTTTTCAACACACACCATTGCGGACCATTGGCGCTTGAAGATGCGTCGTACACGAGAACATGGCGCGGAAGATGGATAATCAGCAGCTCATGCGCATCAAATCGCAGAGACTCCATCACGCCATCAGCCAGTTCATCAGCAGTGTAGGAGCGGAGGATTTTCTCAATGCTCGCGCTGGCGATTGGTGATACCTGACCGGAGCCGATGATGTATACAGACGGCGCACCTGTTGCCGGATTGCTGATGAACGCATAAGAATCAGCAAACGGCGTTTTGCAGTAAGTCCCGGCAATGCCTTTCTGCACCATCAGCGATGGCTGTGCGACATACAAAGCAGCACCAACTGTGGTTGCGCCAGTCAGGGAGAAATATTCAATTGTCGATGAACCAAAGCAGACGATGAAGTCTCGCCATGTTCCGATGCCGACAATACCGTCAGGCTGCGACTCGGCACGATATTGTGCGCTGTAGCGGTCAGGATGCGATTCGTCTTCAAGGTCAGTGATAAACCATGAATCAGTTCCGTCTTTTGACCACGCATAACGCCCACGTAAGCGTGTAATGTCGCGGACTGAGCCTAACTCATACTGCGTGAATCCGCTGTCTGTAGGCCAGTTTGAGACGGTTTTAACCGTGCCATCATAGCGATACTCGACCAGTTGACCATTAACGCCTACTGCCTGTGATGTCCTACCGTGTGCCATTGATACGCGACCACTTCCGGCAACATCACCGACCTCGCTTTCGCCCTTATACAGCTTGCCGCCACACACGCGATATACAGCACTCTGCGCCATGTTGTACTCAACGCCGCGAGATACACCGTTCACATCAGAACGTTTGGCAATGCCCGGGAATGAGCGAAGATATCCGCTGCTGGTCAGGATTTCTTTTGGTGTAGCCAACATATTCACTGGCAGATAGTCGATATAGTCGGCATTTCGGAAGTCTTTGCCGACACCTTTCATAAGCGGAAGTTGCTGAATCGGCATTTATTCGCTCCCGTTATCGCAAGGTTCCTTTCTGTGGAAGTAATTCCAACCGTTCCACTTCGCCCACTGATTACCACTACCAACAGGCATACGGTTTGGATAACCGGACTTACATTTAGCGGCTTTTGCTCTGTCCATTGCAGACAGTTTGACGAGTCTCTCTTTCCCGTATCTGGCAGTGGTTATAAGTTTTGCAGACGCTTCTAGCGCATAATCTGGAGCAATGCGGCAGGCAAGGTTGAAAATGACGGCATTGATAGCGTTATTTGATAAACCGTGCTCATCTCCCGGATCTGGAGCGACATCTGCATCAGCGAAAATGTAGCCAACGTTGATACCAGGTGACACATCACCGCCAAGCCATTCAGCCATCATCATTTCAAGGTCGTTGACGCCGTCTTCCATAGACTGCGGTTCGACATCGGTTAACGTGGCATTTGATGCCACACCGAGCTTACGTAATGCCGCAAGAACTAAATCACCCTTCGTTGTCAGGTTCATCTGCTGCCGCCTTAGGTTTTCTACCAGGCTTTTTACGCTGTTTTTCTTCTGGCTCTGGCTCTGGCTCTGGCTCTGGCTCTGCAATAGCCGGACGCAAACTCAGGAGTCGTCCAAGAACATCATTTGCTTCATGACCATCCCACTCTTTCCCGAACTCAAGCTCAGTACCTTCAGGAAGGAACTCGATTTCTTCAACAGGTAGGTGATAAGTGATTTCACCTTCTGGAGTGGTGATACCAGCAATGATCCAGCCATCCCACTCTTCACCGTCACTGTGTTTGCGAGACCACCACGAAAGCTCAGCGTAAGCATGCATCAGCGATGAGAAGAGGCGCACTCGGTGAGCGTAAAGCTCGTTAAAAGTGTGATAACCGTCGGACACTTCGCCCATATCAACTGGGGAAGTTTCACCTCCGCCAACACTCCCAATTTGATCACCAACAAGAGGATCATCAGGAACATCGTCAGGGTGCTTATACCAGCCATTTGCTAAGTGCACAGCTACATCATCAGGATCAACGGTTTTCGTTTTCAGCTTGCGCCCCCAGATTTTGGTATCTCCGCCAGCCTTAAAAATCATTACGCTCATTGGTATCTCCAATAGAAAAGGGAGCCGAAGCTCCCTCTGGTTATCACGCAGTCTGGTTAGGCAGACCAACACCAATTGCCTCTGGTCGTACAGCACATGCTGAATACCACACAGCAATACGGCACTTACCAGACAGAGTGTTGATATCACCCTGCGTTGCGAAGATGCCGTTAACACCAATGCCAGGAATGCTGAAGGAAGACGTTTTCATACCAGCAAACAGTTCATGGGTTACCGGGATAGGCTGAGACAGCAGACGGATTGAGTCATCAGCCCAGAACACGTTAGCGGTGGTCGTTGCCACGTTCAGAACGTTTACCGGAGTGGTATCAGCAAGAGAGGTGTTTACGTTAGCGTAAGCCTTCTCTTCTTTTGTCAGTGACGCGTCATCCAGTGCAATCGGTTTCGGCGTGATTTCGATGTGAGTACCATCGATCACACGGGTGATTGAGAAAGTCGCATCATCAGTCAGCACGTTCTTCGCCATCTGAGACAGGAATTTCACACCAGTGAAACTGATTTTGTCGCCGCGCTTAAATCCGGTGGTGGAGGATACGGTCACCGTTGCAACACGGTTGTCGACGTTCTCTTTGTTACCATCGGTATCAAGGGTGTATGCCTGCGGCTTAAACTTCTGCGCACCAGAAACAGTTACACCAGTAGCGGTTGACTTGGTAACTGCCGGAAGTTTCGGTGAGCGAAGAATTTCATCAAAGCCAGCAATCTGACGCTGAATAGTACCGTTGCGATACGCTTCTTCAGGAACGCGACCGAAGATGTCACCATCTACCAGGTTGCGGCCTGCTTTGCGGTAATCGTCAGGGTTCAGGAAGTAACTGATGCCCATGTCGCGGTTGAGTTCGCGGGAGAACATCAGGCGCTCTGCATCAGACACAAAATCCCAGCCAGACAGACCAGTAGATGGACCAATTGCGCGGGTATCGTGAACAACAAGTGAGCCCATTTCAGTTGCCTGTTTGGCAATCGCTGACTCAATGTTATTCGCCAGTTTTTTGGCGGATGCCTGGATGCGGCGACGGTAAGAACGCTCATCACGCAGGTCATCTGCACGAAGCTCGAAGAAATCGTTATCCGGATCACCCATGTTGCATTTCACGGAGAGTTCCAGAATCCCGGTTGCGTTGCCAGTTAAATCCCAGCCAGTCTGGGTTGGCGCTTCCTGCTCAACAGGCATCCACACGGTGTTGCTTGAACGCTGCATGGATTCTGCCGGAGGGGTGTATTTTGTCACTTTGGACGCCATTGGCGTCAGGTTCTGGACGGTTTCGATGATTTCATCCAGAGCATACGTGACCAGCTGACCTTCATTTAATGCCATTATCGAATTCCTTTATTCAGTTGCGCCTTGAGCTTGCGGTATGTCTCTACATCCCCTTTGTTTGCTGCCGCTTCCATCTGCTTTTCAATCGCAGAGATATTTGCAGCAACAGCGTGTCCCTGAATGGGTTCATCAGGTAACGGGGCTTCTGAAACAGGTTTGGCTCGAGGCTTGAGAGTTAAACGTTCTGACAGTCGAGTGAGTTCAATCAGCGCGGATTGACCGTCCATCGCCAGCAACTGGCGTGTTTTTTCAGGATTAGCACCAAGGTGATACATGAGAGCAGCGGATTTCTCCGGGAAGAGGCGCATGATGTCGGCACCGACTGCTGGCGGCACCAGTTGCATGAATGCATCCTCTTTCTCCTGATAGTCAGGGATATTGAGCTTTTCCGCTGCGTCGTAGTGCTTACGGGCTGCCTCGACGTATTGCGCTGATTGCTGGGTGAACTCCTGAGTTTTGCGACCCTGCTCGGCGACAGCCTGGCTTCGTGCGTCCATAGCCTTGATCTGCCATTCACTGTTTGCCTGCTGGAATGCAGCCAGTGCGCGGCTCTGGTCATAGTCGTACTTAGCCAGTGCATCTTCGGAAAGATAATCGTTAGGGTCTGGTTGTTTTGGTAACTCAGGGTTCACCCGCAGGTGCTCCGGCAATTCTCCACGCTTAACCGCTTCCATCTGCTGCTCAAGCTCACGCTGGCGTTTGCGTTCGATGCGGCGACGGGCAAATTCAGCATTAGTTGCCGGGTCTTGTTTTGGTTTCTCATCGTCTTTCAGGACAATCTCGAAGCCTTCTTCCTGACCTGCGTTGTCGTTGGCATTATCGACAACTAAGCCATCAGCAGATGCCGCTGCATGATTGCTGGGCAGGGTTAATTCTTCAGAAGCCTGAATGTCGGTGGTTTGGTCCATGATTAACTCTCTCTTATTGAGGTGTCTCGGCTACTCCGCCGGAGGGGATTTGAACTTGACGCATAAGATTCGCGAAATCCATGCGTTGTGAATGAGTCTGGTCTGCATCTTTAAGAAGCAGCTCAGCGTTAGCGCGAGCGTCTTTGCTGCGCTGTTGCTGGAATTGAGCTACGAGCTTGAGGTACTCACGCAGTTCTGCCTGCTTGTCGAGGTCCATATTGTTGAAGATTTCTGCAATCTTCGCGGCGTTGAGTTGGTTTTGGGCTTCAACCTTGGCAGCTTCAACCTGAATCTGCGCCTGTTGGTTCTCTGCCTTGAGCAATTCAGCCTGACCTTGCAGAAGGATGCCCTGCGCCTGAATTTGCTCTGCTGATGGCTGCTGCGGCTGTTGTTGTGCCTGCTGCACCATCTCCATCTCTTCAGGTGTTTCTGGTTTCTTCAGCCCCATCATCACCAGTTGCTTGTTCGCGTACTCTCGCATCATCTCGACGCCTTTACCGTCAAGCAGCGTGAAGTATTGCAGCATCAGCATCTGGAACTCTGGAGTACCTTGCGGAACCTTGGTGAGTAACTCCTGAATCTCTGCGCGATTCTGTTCCTTCATACTCTGGAAGGATGGTCCAACGTCTGTATAGCACTCATAGCGACCGCGAATGTCGTTGAGTGTGACCACATTACCGGACTGGTAATCTACAACTTGCGCGTAGAGTTGAACGTCTTTCTCGCTACCATCTTCAAGTGTCAGCGTTACATGACGAGGAACATCATAAATATCGTTGACCATTGAGGCATAAATCTCGCCATCACGTCGCATTGCGGTAGCCAGGTTATCCTGAAACACGTATGTCTCAAGGTCTGCCCGCATGTTCAGTTGATTGACGGTATCGAAAGCGACCTGACCATTTGCCGCCTGCGCATCCACGCCAATACTAGCCACCTCTTTCACTGCGTTGGTGGCAGCCTCAAGCATGTAAGCGTTGGCTTGCGGCACTTCAGGGTTTTCCATGTAGGATATTGGACCAATCGGCAGGTCGTTACTGTTTTCATCGGTCCTGTTCTGGAGATAGTACGGATAGTCATCATTTCCACCGTACATGTATTCGTAGCCTTCGATTTGCTCAGGGAAGAAGATAGGTTTCTTCTTCGGTGAACGAGCAACAATATCGGCGTTGAATGACATGATCATGTTACGAAGGCGTTGACCGTCTTTCGTCAGCCTTACCACTCCTTCGTAGCACTCCTTGTCACCAGCGAATGACCATTCGCCATACACTGGAACGATTGGAATATGCTCTCCGGCTATCTTCTCGCGGTCTTTCAGTATCTGCGTGCAGGTGATGATCGACTTATACACACGCCGACGCTTCACCTTGCGCTCTGCTACCTTAATGAATCCACGATTAGCCAGGTCGTCGATGACATCTTTGATATCCTGCTGGTAATAGCTGACTGGCGCACCTGTCAGCGGGTCGCGGTAGATGAAGACTTTCTCTTTCTTCTCTTCGACCTCGTAATACTCAGCGACGTAGACGACATCATTCGATATCCACGGAAACAGCCATGTATCGTTCGGATTCTGGAAAGATGGCAAGGTGTCCGGATCAATACCGTAATCCTCTGCGAACTCTTTCCATCCATTGCGTGACAAAGCGTTAATCACCGTGCAGTGCTTAGCGTCGCTCTTATCCATCTGCTTGCTGTTGGCGTCCCATATGACGTGTGAGCAGGCTTCATGGATTGGCAGGCGTCGGATTACCTGATTGTTGCTTGTTGGGTCGTTGTCTTCGTACTGGGTGACCAGACGCCATGCACCAACGCCGGACTCTATCTGCTCACGAACGCCAACGTTAACGGCAATCTTTGCCGTGTTATGGCGCATATCAGTACGATACATTCCCATCAACACATCGGCAGCATCAGGATTAGCGCCGTCTTTGGGTCTGAATAGAACGTCGATAGGGTTCCGACGCATCTCTGCGACCAGTTTCCTGACCACCGGGCGAACAACATCGAATTGTCCGCGATATTGCAGGGTGGTGTAGTTTGATAGCCAGTCATCCCATTGCGACACTCGGCTAAAATACAGGTCATTTGTCGCCTCGGTTCTGGCTTCATCGCTCGCCATCCAGTCCGCGTCAAACTTACACAGAATGGAATTGAGTCTGTTTTCGTCGGCCATTTAAGTTCTCCGTGCGATGGGCCTGATTGGTGCTGGTATCTTTTTCTCTTTTGGTTTTTTGATGTCGCGCATCATTTTGGCGAAGCGGCGCATCATGTATGCATAGCGAACGGCTGAGAGAACGTCGTCGTTAAGCTTGACGATTTTCCCGTTTTCATCACGGTGATAGAGGCGGAACTCCTCAAAGAATGGCTCACAGGTGTTGAATACTTTGAAGCGACCATCGAGCATCATGTCGCGCAATTCAGTGATGCCAGGCTCCACAGCATTACCGCCATCAGGCCATGTCGCATGCTCCTGCAACATCATAAATCCAGCGTCTGCATACTGCCCTTTGAGCTGCTCGCCGCCGCCCTTCTCATGCTGGTTTCCGTCATGAGGCCATGCGGTTGGCACTTTATGCGCCCATGACTTAACGGCTCCCCAAGCCTGAACGGCTGTCTTTTCTTTCGCCTTCCACACGCGTGAAAGGTAGATTATGTCTGCATCCTTATCCCACCAAAGTTGAACCTGCGCCTGTGGGTGATCCCATCCGAAATCCATCCCGCCAATTACGTAGAAGTGATCAGGACACTCGAACGGCTGACACTTAATAGTCTCTTCCGGTATCTGGAAGATTCGACCACTACCCATCGTAGGAATACCGCGAGCACGCGCCTCTCTCTCATGCTCAGGATAGGATGCGATGATTTGCTCTTTCTGCTCGTCTGTGTAGTGCTCGGCGTCATAGATGGTCATGTTGACGACTTTCTGCGACTTGCTGGGATTCTTCAGGAACTTGGTAACAACGTCAGACATCCCCATCAGAGGGGTAAACGTCAGAATTGAGAATTGCCCGTATTTGTTGGTACGGGTAAGCCCTTCGCCATAAATGCTGTATGGTGGTTCTTCGTCAAACCACACACCGTGGATTGTGTCACCCTGCCAGCGAGCACGGCCTTGCGAGTATGGTTTGAAGTAGCAGATTGAAATACCATCTTCAACGCCATCAGCCGTGTGATGCTTAACCAGAAGGTGATCAACAAGGTTCGGAAAGAAAGGAGACTTCTTCCAGCTAATGATGTCCTCTTTCGGTATGGAACCGTAGCCAGGCTCACCATTCTCTTCGATACGACCGCACAGGATGCGTTGAGTAGTTTTGGTTACAGTCTCGTTTGTCTCTCCGCCAATCCAGAAGACAACAGGCTCATAGAAACGCTTACCTTTCCACTCACCGCCATATTTACCATCAGCAGGATAGCCTTTTGTGCCCGGATAACGCCCGGTAAGGTGAAACGCGACTTCAGCAGCACCAGTAAATGACTTACCAAGCTGGTTACCAGCCATAAAACATCGCTCTGGATAGTCATGTCCGGCGTCGATGAACTCACGCTGTTTGCTGTATGGCGTAAATTCATATAGCAGGTGTGTGTTACGGTAGTTCTCTTCTTCTTCGAGTAGCTCGAGCAATTCGATTTGCTCTTCGTCGCTCAAGTTATCAAGAATCGCGTCCAGTTCCACGGTTGAATAGCTCCTTGATACGAGAGCGCCGCTTATCGCGATCTCCCTTATCAGGTGTCACGTCTTCAACTTGCGACTGCTCTTTGAGGCCCAAATCACGGGCGATGATGTTAGCGTTGAGAAGGTCAGCGGCTGCGCCAGAGAATTTCTGGTCGTAGATGACCTGCTCTGCTCGCGTAACGACTTCAGATAAATCTTCTCGCAGGCGATATGTGCGCCATGTTTCAAGCGTCACATCAATGAACAGAGTGAGGCCTGTAATAGTCATCGCTCGCATCTTGGCGATAGGCTCTTGTATCACTTCACCCTGATACGAGAACGCCTTCATCTCCCATAGCGGGTTAGCTTCTACCCACTCGAAGTATTCACAACAAGCAGCCCACAGCGCCTCAGGCGATTCGAATTTAGGATTTCGCCCATGACTACTGCGGGCCTCCCAAAATCGGTTGCCCTTTGGTGCTGCCATATTTATCTCACTTAGTTGTTATTTCAGGTTGAGCATCATGCTCCGGTAGTGAACAGGTCTAACGCTTCCTTCGATTTACGCACCGCTTCGATAGTGCGAGTCGTGATATCTGAATTAGCGCCACCTGACTGGAAGTGAATTTTGAATAGCTCAAGCTTCAGCTCGTCAGTGCCAATGAACTGAAATGCTTCCTCTGCGGCTGCGTTCTGGTTCATGACCAGTTTGTAAATCTCTAACTGGAATTTCTGTTCTTCAGTCATGGGAATAATCTCTGCCATTGTTGGCTCCGTTTATCCGTTAAAAGGGATATCAGTTAAGTTATCCCGTGTAGGGTATAAGCCATTGTCGAGACCACTCATTGAATGGTCTCTGCAATAACCGATGTCTTTCCATCAGTCCGCCACCACAAAGAATCTTTTTTGCCATAAGGCAGGAGGTTCATCTTTCAGTGGCTGCCAGTGTTATTTCCCCACTTACTGGCTTGGGTTGTTTCGTGGTACTGCTGTTAATTAGTGACCAGAAATTAACTCCGGTTTCATTATCAAGCCCACCCGTAGATAGGCTTTGTAATGGCTACTTCGCTTTTGCTTCCGCTCGCTTACGCCGGCGCTCTTCTTTCCTCTCGGCTTTTGCCATGTCCATGAATGCCTGCATGATCGAGTTCCGCATCATGTAGCTAACAAAGTGATGATTGACACAGCCGTTGAGGCGCAGCTGCTCGCCAAACTCATCCACCGAGGCCAATGCTTCCATCATGCCCTTCTCGCCTTTCATGAACTCTGAGAAGTCGCGCCCCGCTCTGGAGGCGCATTCAATGACACGATCACTCATCCCGGAAGCCCGGGGATCGTAATCTGCAGCTGGTTAGCCAGGGAGTTAATCTCAGCGACCAACACTGGCTTCGTATAGCGCCATGCTGCCAGCCCTTGTCCGCAGAAGCTCGCCATGTCTTTCTTCTGGTCAAACTCATGACATTTCATGTTGAGCTGCGCACTTAAGCTGTTGCGATGCTGAAGTTCTCCGGTGAAGTAGTCATCGAGGACTTTATAGGCCGCGTACTTGAACCCGGGGTTTAACCAAGCCGCATAATCGTATGCAACAAACTTCCCGCCATATGTTCCACCGTGTACACCGCGCTCAGTAAAAACCACAGATTCGTGGTTTTTCTCCAGCTCGGCTAAGAACTCTTTGGTCTGCTTGTTTCGCAGGTAGTGGTAAGGCGATTCAGATTCACTTTTACCACTGGCTTTCCACATATCAGTGAGGCAGATCATTCCTGATTCATCAACACGGATCGGTGTATTAAAAAGCGTGATTGCTTTCATAGCGTCTTTACCTTTTAGAAAGTGAGCCTGTCTCACAGAAAAGCCGCCCGAGAGAGGTCGCCACCTATAACGGCAATTCTCAGGCTCGCTTACTGAAAGGCTCTCGTTAATATGCGCGTGAGATGCGCTGTGAAATTCAGATATAAAAAGCCCCGCGAATGCGAGGCTAAATCCTGGTATTTGTAATGAACTGGCTCTTATCTCAACGCAGCCCCTTACCGCGCGCCAGATGCTCAACTTCAAGCATCAGCAATGAGATGTTTAATCTGGATTCACTCCAGAAGTGATCACCACCCTGCCTACAGAGCCAAATGTGAAGGATGATGAGTAAAATTATCGCTATCATCGAAGGCATTGCGTCCTGATGTATTCCTGCAGGTAGTTAACCTGCGCGGTTATCTTGTCGATCCCACTTCGGAGACGGTAATAATTGAGTTCAGCATCTGCTGTAAGTCCTGGGCTTTCTCCATCGCCCATGCCGCTGGCTCCGGTCGTTGACTTTGCACAGGTGGCGGCGACTTGCAGGCGCTTACGCCCAGCAGAAACATCAGCACGGAGACTTTCGATAGTCGCGTTAGCATCAGCAAGCTCCTTTGTGTATCTTGCGTCGAGTTCTGCTACATCACGTTGACGCTTCCGCATGTCAGCGATGGTGGCGTTCGCCTTCTCCAGTTCACTGGCCTTGTTATCGCGCTGCTCTTTGTAGGTCATGGCGTTATCACGGTAGTGATTAACAGCCCATGACAGGCAAACGATGATGCAGATAACCAGAGCGGAGATAATCGCGGTTACTCTGCTCATACCTCAATCTCTCTGACCGTTCCGCCCGCTTCTTTGAATTTTGCAATCAGGCTGTCAGCTTTATGCTCGAACTGACCATAACCAGCGCCCGGCAGTGAGGCCCAGATATTGCTGCAACGGTCGATTGCCTGACGGATATCACCGCGATCAATCATCGGTAAAGCGCCACGCTCCTTAATCTGCTGCAGTGCCACAGCGTCCTGGCTTTTCGGAGAGAAGTCTTTCAGGCCAAGCTGCTTGCGGTAGGCATCCCACCAACGGGAAAGAAGCTGATAGCGCCCGGCGGCTGTTGATTTGAGTTTCGGATTTAGCGTGACAAGTTTGCGAGGGTGATCGGAGTAATCAGTGAATAGCTCTCCTCCTACAATGACGTCATAACCATGATTTCTGGTTTTCTGCCGTCCGTTATCAGTTCCCTCTGACCACGCCAGCATATCAAGGAACGCCTTACGTTGATTATTGATTTCCACCATCTTCTACTCCGGCTTTTTTAGCAGCGAAGCGTTTGATAAGCGAACCAATCGAGTCAGTACCGATGTAGCCGATGAACACGCTCGTTATATAAGCGAGATTGCTACTTAGTCCGGCGAAGTCGAGAAGGTCACGAATGAACCAGGCGATAATGGCGCACATCGTTGCGTCGATTACTGTTTTTGTAAACGCACCGCCATTATATCTGCCGCGAAGGTACGCCATTGCAAACGCAAGGATTGCCCCGATGCCTTGTTCCTTTGCCGCGAGAATGGCGGCTAACAGGTCATGTTTTTCTGGCATCTTCATGTCTTACCCCCAATAAGGGGATTTGCTCTATTTAATTAGGAATAAGGTCGATTACTGATAGAACAAATCCAGGCTACTGTGTTTAGTAATCAGATTTGTTCGTGACCGATATGCACGGGCAAAACGGCAGGGGGTTGTTAGCGCAGCCTCTTGCCACCCGCTTTCACGAAGATCATGTGTAGAAGGCCGCAGCGTAACTATCACTGATGAATTCAGGATAGCCAGTGGCTACGGCTCAGTTTGGGTTGTGGCGGTCGGTGCTGAACTCCGACTTAATGACGATAGGCGTGTACCGACGCCTCGTTTTACTTCCTCCGCTTTCACGGCTTCACCCTAGACCAGCTTTACGAAATCCTCGTAAACCTAACCGCGGCAGATATGACCGGCACGGTGTGCCATATCACGGACCGGCGGGTATCTCGTTCACCTGATTAACGCATCAGCCTGCGTATTCACCACAACGATAAGAGCACTGCGCGGCACCTTTCACCAATTCCGCGAGGTCTGCGGGTTCAATGCTCTTACCTGTTGTGCAAACAAAAAAAGCCACCGTTGCAACTTAAGAGTCACTAACGGCAGCTTACCTTCTAATTATGGCTAAATGGATAATTGCATGTCAAGGCTTTTAACAGCAACATGCTTAACTTTCTCAACACGTTTACGCATTTTAAAAGCATTTTGCATTGGTTGGTACAAAACAAATAACGACGCTTTCAGGATGTCGTCAATTTCGTTTCTACAGGTTGCCAGTGAAGGTTTTCTCCATCCATCGCCACCACGTCCACACATCTTGCGTGGCTTTGCAGTCGCGTGATAGTAGGATGCAATTGCTCGCTTAGATGAACCATGAGCGTAGTAGCTGAGGAGGATGCCAAAGGCTTTCTTGTCAATGTACATGACGGAATCGACGACCTGAGAAATCAACATTCCATCATCATCATTGCACATTGGCCTTGTCATAACTCTTCCCGGCTCTACGCTCTCCATGAACTTCGCTATTACGCTGCTCATGCGCTTTTCCAGACGACCTGAATAAACCCATGCGCCCCACAGTTCAAGCCAGCCATTCAGCCACTCGTGCTGCTCTTTGGTGAGGTTTAGTTCTCTTATGCCCATGCGCCTTCTCCCTGTACCTGAATCAATGTGAGGTTTCCGCAGAACACTGCGCCGGTATCGATATACATCTGGTTGGCAAACTTGAGTGGTTTCACTGCTGGCGTATGACCAAAGATGAACGTGTCCGCTCCTTTGATTTCTTTCACGATCCCGTCTTGTGAGTTGCTGATTCGTTCGCGGTTCCAGATTACCTGCTGATGATCAACTGGCTTTCCAAACTCGTATTCGTCACAAGGATAATCGGCGTGGCAGATGACATATTTTTTACCTTTGCTCACCAGTTCAATGATTAACGGAAGTTCATCTGCTTTATGGGCAAGAGCTTTAGCCAGAATTTCTTTGTCGTAATCGAGATTGAAGAACCAGCCACCGCCATTAAGCAGCCAGTGATTGACGTTTCCACGATCTGATAAGCCATCAATCATCATTTGCTCATGGTTTCCACGTACAGCTCGGAACCAGGGGAATGTGATTAATTCCAGACATTCGACGTTCTCTGTACCGCGATCGACCAAATCGCCAACCGAGATAAGCAGGTCTTTTTTGGTGTCGAATCCTATCGTCTCCAGTTTTTTCATCAGGTTCGTGTAGCATCCGTGCAGATCGCCAACTACCCAAATATTTCGGTATTTGCTGCCATCAATTCTTTCGTAATAGCGCATCTCTTTCACTCCATCCGCGATGAACCATGAGAACGTCGTTGACGATGGCGTGCATTTTCCCGTCTTTATCATCAACGTATTTTCTGACCGTACCGCGACTACATTTCAGTCTGCGTGCTACTTCTGTCTGGTTTCCGTATGCTTCAACGAGCATGTCTGGAATGGTTTTTACTGAGAACGTCATGCGGCCTCACTTCTGCTATTTCGCAGGTCTTTGAGTTTCTGTTGGTACTCTGCCTTGATCGCCTTGCACTCTTCGACAGTCCAGCGATGGCGGTTATGGTTTGATTCGATTTCGTCTACTGCTTCCTGCCCGATACGGCTAATCAGTTCGACGCGATACGGAACGAGATTTCCGCTTTTGTGCTGGTTGCACACCACGCATTGCTTGTGAATATTGCGTTCATCAAATCGGAGTTGAGGTGCCGCAGCAGTTGTCCGGTAATGTCCGGCATCCCACTGAGCAGACGTGATCGTTCCGCATGAGATACATGGTAAGTCGCGGTCTCTTTCTCTGATGAAGGCGTTTACGGCTTGTTGGGCTTGTTTAATCCAGTAACTGCGGGGCTTTAAGGCGAGTTTTCGAATCTTAAGTTTATCTTTCTGTTTCTGCTCCTCTCGTCGTCGTTTCTTCTCTGCTGCTTTTTCCGCTTTTTCGCGTTCTTTGCTTCGTCGTTCGAGTGCTATCTTTGTTCCACACTCTGGAGAGCACCACCACTGATTAGCGAATGCAGGGTGAAACCATTCCCGACATTCTTCGTTTTTACATCGTCTTCGCGCTGGTTTAGCCATCATCTTCTTCCTCGTACATTGAGCTATTCGGATCACTCATAAGTTCTGCGCAACAGTGCTCACACACGTGAACTTCCAGTACATGCAGCTTCTGACCGCAGTTAGCACACGTTAAAGCTCGCTCGACGCTTTCTTTCTGGTATTGAATGGATTGGGATGGGCTAAGCATTATTGGATTCTCTGCATCATGAGAAAGACAATCATGGCGGCGCGGAGGGGATTTTCATGTATAGCTCGCTTAGATTTACAGTAGGCCACACCGCGTGCACCCCACTCGTCTTCATCGAGATTGATAATGCTAATCCTGTATTTTTCAATAATCGGCCATGCGTCTGCTGGGTTTGCGCATGGGTTAAAGGAACCGCGCTCAACTTCTACTTCAACTGCGTCTCCGTTTACAATGTCTCCCTCAAATGAGACAAACACCATATCGCCATTCTCACCTTCTTTGTAATCCGGTGATCCGTTATGAATGGCTTCGAATACCGCCACGTTAATTTCAAAATCACTTAACTGTGAATAATCCATTGTCATTTCCTCGCACGATGTCTTAGCCACCGGATATCCCACAGGTGAGCCGTGTAGTTGAAGGTTTTTACGTCAGATTCTTTTGGGATTGGCTTGCGTTTATTTCTGGAGCGTTTCGTTGGAAGGTATTTGCAGTTTTCACAGATTATGTCGGTGATGCTTCGTCGCTGTCGTCTCATGCCACATCCTCAAAATTAAATCCAAGCTGACATGAAAATGCTTCACATGATTCAGAACACGAACCTGAATCATACTGTCGCATTGATGTCATTCTTGAGGCTAACTCATCTCTTGATATATCACTAAACAAGGCAATCAGTGATTTAAGTGTATTATTCCCTCGATACATAACCGGTTCCTTTCCTGTTTTTATTTCTGTATCAAGGATGTTGATAAATGCATCTGCAAGTTCTGGCTCATCCATGGCTGCCAGCGCCACCTTTTGCATACTTTTTTTTATGCAGAAAACACAATTACCAAGATGCTCCTGTATGCCAAGATCAAACTTCTGCTCACTCCACCAATCAAGCACATCCTGTTTTTCAAAATCGCTTATATCAGCCAGGTACCGAAAACCATTAGCCCTTTTAATCCTGTTTGGTTCATCTGTGCGAATGCCAAGCCATGTGATGTAATTTCCTTTCCCAAACTTTTCCTGACAATATTTGGTGAATGGAACAGACTTCATTCTGTCGGTACAGAACGCACCGCCGATATATGGATGTCCGTATTTATTCAACATCCTTTTCCACGGTATAAGATCTGGACCAATATCATTGACACCTATCTCTTCATAACTACTGGCCTTCCCCATTTCTGGATTAGGTATTACACGAAGGCAATGTAAGTCTATTTCCCAGTTACTGACGATATTTCGGATGAACTCATATGTTTTAGGGTGCTCTGCCCCTGTATCCATGAAAACGTAATGCACGTCTTTACCTGCCCGTCGCTTTTGCTCCATTAGCCAGAGCAAATATGCTGACGTCCTGCCACCGGAGAAACTAACGACATTTATCATGCAGCCCTGTCTCCCCATCTCGCTTTCCACTCCAGAGCCAGTCGCGCTTCGTCTGACCACTTAACGCCACGCTCTGTACCGAATGCCTGTATAAGCTCTAATAGCTCCGCAAATTCGCTTACACGCATCCTGCTGGTTGACTGGCCTATTACCACAAAGCCATTCCCGGCAAGGTTAGGAACAACGTCCTGCTGCTTTAATGCTGCGGTAAACACACACTTCCAGCTTTCTGCATCCAGCCAGCGACCATGCCATTCAACCTGACGCGAAACGTCACCAAGGCAAGCCCAAAGCTTCCGATTTTGGTCTAAGCTGCGGTTGCGCTCCTGAATGGTTACTACGATTGGTTTGGTTGGGTCTGGAAGAATTTGCTGTACCGCGTGAATAGCGTTTTGCTGATGTGCTGGAGATCGAATTTCAAAGGTTAGTTTTTTCATGACTTCCCTCTCCCCCAAATAAAAAGGCCTGCGATTACCAGCAGGCCTGTTACAAGCTCAGTGATGTAGATGGTCATACGTCAGCCCCTTGTGCATATCGTCTGCCACGTGCAGCAGGTGCATTTGATGTTGTGCAAATCTGTCTGGCTTCATCCTGGTCACATGCAACAAAGTGTCCGTTGCAGAACCGCTGGTAAACCGTACCAAGTGAGCCAAAACGGTTTTTCGTCACAATGATTTCAGCAAATGGCGCGGCGCTACTGTTCTCGTCATATACAGCTTCCCGATAGAGCATGATGATTGAGTCTGCGTCCTGTTCAATGCTTCCTGAATCACGCAAATCTGCGTTTGTCGGGCGTTTGTTTGGTCGCTTCTCAACATCGCGCGAAAGCTGACTCAGGGAGATAACGGGCGTTTTCAGGTCTTTCGCCATCGCCTTCAGGCTTCCGGAGATGTGAGCAATTGCGAGGTCGTTGCGGTCTGCTTTCGGCTTCTCAATCAGGCCAAGATAATCCGCCATGATGAGTGACAGGTTTGGATTTTCCTGTTTGTGCCGTTCTGCGATTGAGCGTATTTCTTCGACCGATAACCGCGAGGCATCGACTACCCATACATCCAAATCTGCAAGCTGACTCATGCCGTTAGCAACACGCGCCCAGCCTTCGTCATCCATCGATGCAGGATTTCGCAGCACGCTAACCGACATCCTCCCGGCGTTGGCGATGCTTCGCTCTGCAATCTGCAATGCGCTCATTTCCATTGAGAAAATCAATACCCCGCGCCGGACGTCAGAACCAGGAATAACGCGGCTTGCAACGCCTTCGGCAATCTTCAGAGCCAGTTCGGTTTTCCCCATACCAGGACGAGCAGCGATTATCACCAGGTCTTCCGCGTTCATCCCTCCGGTGATGGCATCAAGTTCTTCGATTCCGGTCTTCAGGGTATCTGACTCTTCTCCGTTCCTCAGACGCCTGTCAAGCGTGTCAGTGTAGTCGGTGATGATTTCCCCTAACCGTACCGGTTTAACCTCGTCACGGGGCTTTCTGATGGCTGAAAGACGCTTTACAAGCTCATCCATCGCCTGACTCGATGCGTCGATGGTTCCGCTCTGAATTGGTTCACGCATTTCATCCATGATTTCCAGCACCAGACGGCGGTGATAGTTATCCGCGACCATTCCGGCATATCCCTTCAGGTTTGCGGCACTCGGGCAGTTTTTGCTGGTCATCAGGATTGACGTGAAATGCTCCTCTCCGCACGCCTCGGCAACCATCAGCGCGTCGATTAGGTTTCTGTTTCTCGCCTGCTTGCGGATAACCTCGAAGGCTTTCCGGTAGAGCGGAATTGAAAACGCTTCCGGCTCCAGCGTTGCCAGAACGTCGCTGGCGGTTGGTGTTAATCCACCAATCAGCAAGCCACCGATAACGCTCGCTTCGATATCCTGTCTCATGCAATCCCCCTGTCTGCAAACTTCCCTTCCCGTACTCCCGTTAACGAATCTTCCCTCAGCAGGTAATCAAAATCTGCCGTCCAGCCAGTGTCGTTGTCTCCGAAGTAAAACGGCTTGGCCTGATGCACAAACGCCCTGACATACGCTCTGAAACCGTCCACGTTTGGCGTTTTCAGTTGCGGAATGATTTTCTTCAGGCGGCGTTTTCGTTTCTCGTTGACCGCAACAGCGTGTGGAAGTCTGTCACCGACTTCGGTGTTGTAGGCGTTCAGGAAGGATTCGTAGTCGATTCGTTCTGCCTTGCGACGTTCAGGTTTAACCTGCCCATCGCCGCCCCCGCTAGGGGGTAAGGGGGTATTTGTATTTATTGTCTTTTGTATATTGTCTTTTGTGTTTAGCTGACTTGGCTTATACCCATTAGCCGACTTGGCTAATGTTTTATTAGCTGTTTTAGCTAATGTTAAGCTGTCCTGGCTAATCCACTGAGAAACCACCTTGTTCACTCCGATTTTCACGCCATCAGCAATGAGGAATTTACGCTCAATAAGCTGGCGCTTGGCAGCGCAAACATGAGTGTGATGAATACCTGTCATGGCTGCTATCTGCGTGTTTGTGAGTCGATCCATCGGCTTATTGAATCCGTATGTCTTGCGCATGATAGCGAGCATCACCTTCATCTGCCGGACGGTTAAATCAGCCATCAGCAGACTGTCGGTAATCTCGTTAGCAACGCGCATGAAACCATCTTCGGTATCTGCCACGCGATGCTCCACGACCTCCAGTTGAGGCCTGTAATCAGCTAACTTAACGACGCCCATGTTTCACTCCTGCTTTGGCTAGTCTGTAAACACCAACAAGGCGCTCTGCGAACGCCCTGTTATTTGCTGCGGCTACCACTAATCCCTCAGGTGAATCAGGGTGTCGAATCTCTTCTTTTTCCTGGTATTTCTTACGACGTTTTGTCATAATTACTCCTGTGGATTGATCCAGTCTTTCTACATCAGGCCTCGAAGAATTCGCCGTTCTTCGGGGCTTTTTCTTTTGTCAGGTAATTGGCAAGCCGCTTAGTCAGCTCAGCCATTTCATCGTCTTCGATTCCGTATTCCAGAACAGCCAGCATCATGCTTACCTGCGAGAAGAAACCATTCTTCCATCGGCTTACCTGATATTCAGGAACCCCCATTGCTCGAGCGAATGTCTTCTGCCCCATCAGTGCCAGTTTGTTCAGCAAGGCTGACTCGATGCGAGCCGCTTTCTTGCTTTTAGTTGCAATAGTACCCATAGATAATTTCCTTAATGATTAGATAGAGTTGGCTTCGCAAAGAAACGCAAAACCATAGAGATTTGTTTCTGGTAATGCCCTTTTTCAGGGCTGGGATGTGTAAGAGCGGGAATGTCTTAAGCGGCTTTACCGCGTTTAGTTCCGTACTGTAACCAAACCGGATCACAGTTAAGCGCCATAGCAATCTCAAACAAGAAGCGCGGTCGCTTGGTTACTCCAGCTTCAATCAGTTGAATTGATTGCTGTTTAACACCGGCTTTGGTTGCCAGTTCGGTTTGCGTCATTTTTAACGCAATTCGCCTCTTCTTGAGGCGTTCAGAAAGAGTTTGCATATCGCCTCCATCAACAAACTTTCTTGTATTTTCATACAATGTATCTTGTTTGTCAAATACAGTTTTTCTTGTGAAGATTGGAGGTAAATAACAGAGGTGGCTTATGAGTATTTCTTCCAGGGTAAAAAGCAAAAGAATTCAGCTTGGACTTAACCAGGCTGAACTTGCTCAAAAGGTGGGGACTACCCAGCAGTCTATAGAGCAGCTCGAAAACGGTAAAACTAAGCGACCACGCTTTTTACCAGAACTTGCGTCAGCTCTTGGCGTAAGTGTTGACTGGCTGCTCAATGGCACCTCTGATTCGAATGTTAGATTTGTTGGGCATGTTGAGCCCAAAGGGAAATATCCATTGATTAGCATGGTTAGAGCTGGTTCGTGGTGTGAAGCTTGTGAACCCTACGATATCAAGGACATTGATGAATGGTATGACAGTGACGTTAATTTATTAGGCGATGGATTCTGGCTGAAGGTTGAAGGTGATTCCATGACCTCACCTGTAGGTCAAAGCATCCCTGAAGGTCATATGGTGTTAGTGGATACTGGA